GTGGTGCGGCCATCGTCGGGCTAACCGGGACAGGCTAAGCGAGGAGATGCGTTGTGAGGTGAACATTAAATTATTTTGGGGTTGATGACTAATAATGTGCTTGAGGTATTTGATTACAGAAAAGGCTTGCGAACGTGCTGCTCTCTCGCGCGCGAGGACGCGGGTTTTATTCCGGAAATAGGCCCGTTTGCTCATGGGCGAGTTTACGCTGGACTATTGTTCTGATCCAAGATTCCGTTAGGTTATATTTGCGGGCGAGATCGCGATGGTTAGCGCCGGTGAATTCTTTTTGAATGCGTTCATCGCGCTTGGCGCGCAGCAGAGAATCTAACTGCGGATAATAGAAATACAGGCCACCCAGGTAATCAGCGAGTTTCAGCGCGTTCTCAATGCCGATAATTTCCGCCACCTGCTGGTAGGATTCCGGCAGGCAGTCAATGGTCATTTCGGCGGCGATTTCTTTTAGCCAGTTTTCAGCCACGGTTATCCTCGTTTAGATTGCCACGGCGTCCGAGGGACGCCTCGCAATGACAATCCTTATTTTGATTGGCCAGCATTCCTTTCAGCCCTTCGATGGCACGACTGGCCTGGGGGGCTGTTGTGATCCGGCTGACTTTGATATATTTTGCCAGCCAGCGCAGATAACCGTCTTCAAATTTCCACGTTATCTGCCCGGCCAGGACGTCGATCAAGTCCAGTTGATCAGGGGATGGGAGTTGAACAACGTTAGCTGGTAAAATCCCCCTCGTTCCCCCTTTAGAAAAGGGGGAATTATTTTTGTAACTTCTCCCTTTTTTCGTCTCGTACCCTTTAGGGTGAAAGGGAGATTGAGAGGGATTTTTTTTAATCTTGAAACCCAACGTTTTAAAATGATCGATCAGATTGGATGCCTGAACGTAATTCAACTCCGTGCATGATTGTGCCTTGTATTGGCAATGCAGAATATCGCGATAAGCATCATCGGAGATGCCGAGTGTAGATATCGCGGTGTGAATCATTTTAATTTGTACGGGTTCGATCTTCCTCATTTTAAAACGTCTCCCAAAATATTTCGGACTCGCTCGAGATTTTTTTCCGCCTGCTCTGGTGTGATACGCACCTCACCGCTGTCATTCCGGCGAAGGCCGGAATCCAGTTCTTTCTTGCGCAGATCCTTTTCCGCCGCAATGGACTTGCCTTTGCCTTCGCGCTCGGAGATCCCGACCATGACTTTTTTTAGGTAGTTGTGATTCTCAAGTTTGTCGGTGAAATTCTTTTTGACGCAGATGTCTAACGCCTCGCCGATTCCGATGTGACTGATGGAATATATTTTTTTCTGCCAAGTGAAGGATTGCGCGTCGAAAAGCTTTTTCATCTCTTCGATGATGAGCCGCAGTTTCTTCGCCTTTATGTGCATGGGCGTGACGCCGAAAAGTTGCGCATAATCCATGACCAGGTGCGAATACCGCGTGCCGAAAGAGGGCAATGCGGCGATGACATATTCCAGATCCTTGCTTATTTGAATATCCATAAAATTACTCTCCTTGCTACAGTATGGGCAGTTGAAGTCCATGTGATCACCATTTATAAAGCAGACCCTCGAACGGCAGGCCGTGCTGTTTGTGAAAGAAATCTTTCATCTCATAGTAATTTTCAAATCCATCGGCGCGGGCCAGCTCGTTTTTGGCTACGGTAAGCAGCCATTCGCCGTCCACGTTGATGCCGGTATAATCAATTGTTATTTGATGCACCTCTTTGCAAATTGCTTCGCCCAGTCTCCGGCAACCCTTTGTTCGCAGGCCGACGAATAGATATAATTTGTCGCCAACGTGCGGGTTGCGGCCATCTTCGCGCTTGGCTCTGATCGTTTGTTTTTTCTTCCCGCTTTTAACAGCGGGTGCAAATTGCTTTTTGAAATTAAATTGTGGCATTATTTCTCTCCTCTATCGGCATATTTTTCTATTTAATTCATATGTATAAAAAGGCCAATAACCGACATAATTATTCCCATAGGTTATTTCGACATAGGCGATTATTTCTCCATTCACGGTCGGAAGAAGATTCGTTATTTTCCCGTGACAAGTCCGATATGTCATCGTTCCCTTTACTTGCGGGACTCTCACATAATCGTCAATTTCGTATTTATCTTTTGGTTTTAATTTACTCATAATTCCTGGATTCCCCGGTCAAGCCGGGGAATGACACTTATATTCTTCGCACCCCTTTCTATTCCCCGGTTCTTTCTCTGTATCCGGGAACCAGAATTTTAATTTTTCGCAGCATGCCCATCTCCAGCCGCGCGGATTGCCGCTTCTCCAGTTATAGTGCCCGCATGTCGCGCAAATTCTTTCCAGCGGCGCTTCAATCGTCGGCATTTTTTACGTCCGCATTTTTTGTCTCGGGAGTGGGCACCGGTTTCCCTGCTATCTTCATTATGAATATAATTAACGCGCCCCACAAAATTAACATCCCGGCAATTAATATTAATATTTTAATGAGCATTGATCATCCCTCACGCTTGACCTTTCATTACAAACTTACATTTCTTCCCTGCGGTATCGATGAAATACGGCGTTTTGCCCGGCTCATAGATCACCGATGTGGGCCGCCCGTGGTATATCCACAATCGCTGAAAGGCGCGTTTGGCCCTATCGGTTGATTGTTCTTTGTTGATCTGATCGAAATAATCCTGCTGCGCCTGTTTAAAGGCGATTTCAGAAGGCGAAGTGATCCTCAGCCATGAAATAAAGGCAAGAAAAAGAATGAGCGCGATCGCGGTCATAATCAATGCTATATGGAGACTGTATTTGTCGAACCAGGCCAACGCGAGACGAATATGCTGGAGCACAGGATGCTCAAAGATCGCCATGACACATTCATCGGGCGATATCAAAGCCTCGCATTTTTCCAGATAATCCGGGTCGTGGTGGCAACATTTTTTGTTATAACAAATGTCTCTATTCATTCTGTATTCTCCTCATGATTTACGTTTCACGTTTCACGCTTCACGATTAGGCTGTATTTAAACTCTTCCTTCTTCGTCCTCTCCGCGCCGATGAGCGTGAGTTTGGCGTCCGGCCATTTTTCGATTTTGTCGCGGTCGAGCGATTCGACAACCTTGATGACGTCGGTGAATTTATTTTCTTTGCATGCCTCCAGCGCAGTCTTGGGAATAGTGACATGATCGCCGGTATTGCGTATTAGCGAGCCAGTACGAAGATTAATAACGTCGGTATCGGCGAACAAAATCTTCTTATTAAACTTCATGATCTGCATGATTCCAATTTCAGCGCTCTTTTTTAGCGCCTCGAATGCTTCAATTTTGGCGGCATATTTCTCCGCCAATGTTTTTGTTTCATTTTCATATTCTGAGAGGAGTTCGGTTAGGCTTGCGGTGTGATAAATAATGTCACAGAGTAGCAGTTCCGCCTCTCCCTTAATTTCCTGGATTCCGGCCTTCGCCGGAATGACAACCTCATCCCTTTCCCCTTGAACCTTAACCCTTGAGCCTTGATCCTTTTGTCTATGCTGCTTGGTCATTTGGTTTTGTCTCCATTTCAAGTTTTAGTTGGCCGAGGTATTCGGGCAGGCTGATTTTTTTCATTTTCGAGTTTCGCATGAGAATGAGCAAGGCCCGGCGTTCGTTTTTTCGCAGGAAGTTCAGAAATTCACTGGTCGCGGCGGCGATGTAATAACCGCCGCCTATCTGTGATTGTGTGGAGCAGACCGCCACGTCATCCTCACGCATTAATGTAATGAGTTTGCGCAGGCGCCGGGTATCGTTAATCCGGTCTTTCCACGGGCGATCAAATACGGCCTCGTACAGTGCCGTCATGCCGATAGCGTTTGCTTCTCCGACGTGGCTGTTTAATACGGATAACAACCGGAGCCTGTGTTCGCTGGTGTCGATGTCCCGTTTTTCATCTTGCGTTATCATGGTAAACCTCCTGGATTATAGTGACGTTATTTAGTAAATATCCTCCAACACACCGGCGCGAAGTAAATCACCGCAATAACAATGACGCTCCAGTACAGGATTGCCGGCAACCACTGATACAAAGGAACTCTTCTTTTTTTCATCGGCATCTTTTCAATGTACGGCATAAAGTTTTTGATCATGATCCTGCCTCATTTACTGGTTTCAATTTCGGGAACTGTTTGTAAATTATTTCCATCTCTTTAACTGTCGGTTCGACCAGGTACCTATGTTCTTTTTCGATGGAAAATGAGTTATCTGTCTCGGAGTAAAAAATTGCTTCACCCGTTTCGATACATCCAATTTCCGTGCCTCCAAGAAATCCATAGTTTTCTCTCATGACCCTTTCTCCTTTCTCCTTGCTCCTTGACCCTTTTTTAAACAGCCATCACCACGTCTGCGGTTACTTTCTTCTCTCCCAGTTCGCAGGCCATGTTCATGGCCCGTGCCGCGTAGTTGTTGACGATCAGCGGATAGGCGTGAGACAGTGTTTTATCCCGCCGGTCTTTTGTCGTCAGGCGGCTGTTAAGAGCCGTAAACGCGCCATCGTCAAAGATGTCTTCGACCTTCGCGTTGATGCGTTTGAATTTCAGGCGCAGATAATCTTTTGTGTTGCCGTTAAGGCCCTTGATCTCCGCCGTCTGGATGCGCCGAATCACTTCGCGCATTTCGATGTGCGCCTGTTCGTTGAAAAGGTTTTTCAATTCGGTCTGGCCTACCAGGATGATGCCCAATAACTTGCGGTAGCCATCTTCCATCTCGTAAAACCGTTTGAGATACTTAAGCGTGTTGGTGTGCAGGTCATGAGCCTCTTCGATGATTAAAACGCTGCGGAAGTTCTGTTTTGCGCGCTCCAGCAGGAGTTTGTGCACCTGCCGGGTCTTAGCTTCCAGTTTCATGGACGGTTTCTGCTCGGACAGATCCATGATAATGGCGTCGCAGATCGAAGCGGCGTTGACGCGGGACTTGTCGATCATCTGCGGATAGATCACGATGGTGTCGCCGTCTTTTTTGAGCTGCTCGACCACCTTGCGGCGCATGACAGATTTGCCGCTGCCGACTTCACCGATCACGGCCAGGAATCCGCCGTGTTTGGCGGCGTCCAGCATTGCCGCTTCGATGTAACGGTGTTCTTCGCTCATAAAAATGTCCGAATCCTTTTGAATGTCGTCAATAAAAGGGTTCCTGAATAACTTGAAATATTTTTTCGTCTCCTCGGATATCATCTCCACCTCCCACTTGATTATTATTTGTTCCGGGTTTCCCGGCACCATTGCCGCTATCCGTCTTGTGTTCCACATCTTGGAATTGTCCGCCGCCGGTGATACGTGGCGCAGATCCTTGCCCAGCGGGTTCCAGATATCGCCCAACGTCATTTGTTGAGTGATGAGCCACTTCATCGCGTCGTGATTTTTGGATATCAGATACTCAACCTTATTCTTAAATTCAGGACATTCCTTTGGGATATATCCACGGTTAAAAGTAAGGTTAATCGACGTTCGACTGAGTCTGGTGGCTGTACCGATCTGTGTTTGTGTGATTCCGCAATCCACGCACAGTTCTTTTAAAATGATCGGCTTGAACGCCATTTGGTAGGGTGTTTCTTCGTTTGTCTTTGGTCTTCCCATACGCACCTCGCTGTGTTCTGTCATTCCCGCTAAGGCGGGAACCCAGTGTTCTTTTTTTATTTTTTCAATTTCCCCATGAAAATTTTGATGAATGAAAAATCAGTCAATGGATAAATTAAAGACTGCTTCTCTAGGATAAGTTTAGAAAATTCTGGTCTGATGGCATCGATAATTGATTTAATGGTACGCCAATTTATCCCTTCCCCGCGTAGACCACTGACAAACCTTACCTCCGCAAGATCCTCCCAGGTGTACTCCAACGGATTTTTTTTCTTTGATAATATTCCCATGTTGCGCCATCTAATAAGGTTTGTCCTTTTCTCTCCTGTTTGTTTGCAAAATTGTTTAAAATTCATATTCATCTCCTTTATCCTGTCGCTTCCATCGTTCCTTGCGCCTTGCTACTTGCTACCCATTCTCCGTTAGCTATCGCCCTGATCACCTCCTCCGCTTCGTTTATTTCGATTCCGTTCTCATATTTCATGCGGAGATCCCTGTTCATCACCGGTGTGATGACGCCGATCTCCGCGCGTAACCGTTTTATGAATTCCATAAATGATATGTGGGTCTCGGCAACGCCGCGATCAACTTCAATGGGCGTTCCTTTTTTGGCAATGAAATCAACTCCGATTTGATCGGCCAGGCCGCCGAAAACCTGCATGCCCTCGAAGGGAATGTCGCCTTTCTTTTTCTCTTCGCCGTAGGCCATATTGTCGAAACGCTTGACGGCCTTCTGTGTCAGTGTTTCAGGCTGGGCTTTGTACGTCGCACCTATAATTGCGGCGTCGGCGCGGAAGCCGCCCTGCAATCCGGGCAGCATTTCAATCGGCGCTGCTTCGTAAAGTTTGCCTTCCCACTCGACATCAATAAGAGGCTTCTTGTAAATTTTCTGTATGATGTTGACTTTTGCGTTTTTATGGATTCCAGGAACGTGCCGAATATTGTATTCCATTCCTTTATAGTCGATGGTGTAAGAGCCGCTGACTGTGCGCGGTTCCTGTTTGTTCTGAAAGATGTTCTGCAATGTTTCTTCGTCTGGCAATTCGCGGAACTGGTTTTCTTTGATCGACAGCCAGCATTGCGTGCGCGGCATGCCGTGGCGCGTGTGTATTTTAAAAGCCTGATGCCAGGCCATCATGTCCAATGCCCAGATATTGATTTGTTCTTCCGATGTGCCCTGCTGAATGCGCAGACCGGATTCAAACCATTCTTCAATGATAGTGTGTGTTGTTTCGCAAACGCCCTGACGACGCGGGTTATAGGGCAGGCCCTTCGGTATGTTGACGCCCAGGCGTTCCAGAAATTCCACAATGGCGTGTGATTTGTTGGCCGCGCCGGTATCCATGAGCAGAATAAAAGGGACGCCCCGGAAGGGTACTTTTTCGTGATGATTTCCGCCCCATGCCCACTTTAAAAAATCCCACAGGTTTTCTTTTGTTTCACCCGTGGTGTTGTAATATTTAAAAACAAAGGCACCGCTAAAATGATCGACCAGCACGTAGCGCAGAAGGCGCTTTTTGATTTTGGCAAAGTTTTCAGGTTTGTTTTTATAAAAGTCCCGTTCGTCCATGATACCGAGTTTGCCGTTTTTCAGGTAATACTGGATGCAGACGGAACTGTCGAAAACATGGACGTGATTAGGGTGGAGTGATTGCATGGGCGTATGCGGAGAGTCGGCTTTCATGTGTATTTTCGACATCTGTCGTTCCCGAAGGATACGGTTCATTGTCGACGGCGTAACCTGCCCTGGTTCCATGTAGCCGTTCATCTCCGCAATTTGAATCGCCCGTTCGACCGGCATAATCGGCCCTTTGTTTTCGCGTCCTGTCTCGTAAAGCAGAGCGGCAATGAGTTCAACATGATCATCGGTGATTCCGGTTTTTAGCACGCCCTTGTCGGCTCGTTTTTTTCTCCCGGATGAAAAACCGTACTCGGCGGCAACCCGGTAAAGCTGTTGATTAGACAGTCCGGTGCGGTCTTTATATTTGCCGAGGATGATTTTTCTCTCCAGTGGCTGGGATGATTTTAATTCAGATGCAAAATTTTCTTGCCACATTGTCACACTCCGTTATTTTGATTTTAATGAGCCTGTGGCTTCCGTGAGGAAGCCCAAAGCGAACTATCCCTGGCGCGTTAGCGCCGTGGGGTTTTCCCCGATGTCTCTTTAGCCGGTGTGATCGCCGCGCCCATGCCGGGCTTCCATGCCGCTTCCGGACACATGATGGCGTTGCCGTGCAGTTCCGTTGCCACTTCAAAGGCAATGAGGATTTGTTTTTTCATGTAATCGAGCGCGGAAAGATAGGCCGCGCGCATGCGGGGTGTCGGGGCCGGATCGTTATGTTTGGAAAGTTCCTCCATCCGTTCAGGATCGAGTTTAAGCAGATAGCCGTCAAACCCAAGACGCAGGCCTTCTACCTTTGTGAGGAAACCTTTTTCCTCCGGGGTTAGATTTTTCTCCCGCGCTTTTCCTTCAAGCGTCTCCAGATTCTTTGTGAGCTTTTCAATAAGTTTTTCTTTGTCGCGCAGGACGCGCTCTTTGGCTTTCGCCTCGAGGGTCTTCTCTTTGCGCAGGGTGTCCATCTCTTCCGCAATTTGGTCGATGACGGCTTCGATATCGTCTTTGTATTCCGGTGTAAGGGGGATTTTTTGACCGTCATAGGTCAGGCAGCCGTCAGCAATTTCCACAGTTCCTGCCGAAATTGATTTTCCTAAGAACCTGATTTTATTGAGTGTGAGCCCCAAAAGTCCCAAAAAACCGGCAGTTCCTGCCGAAAATTCTTGCAAAAGGGGCCTCATTTCTGCAATTAGTTGATCGGCGGTTCTAACGGGGTAACCATGCGCATCACAAAAGTCAGCCCATGTTTTTCCGCCCTTTTTGTACTCCTTGCTTTGTTTAACTTGATAGAGCACTGCGAGTTTCAAAAATTCATTATGTAAAATATCGTAATTAATTTTTGCGAGAATGCCTTCAAACCGGCTCTCCTCTTTTTCCGCGCCAATTTCCGATTTTAGCCTGATCATCTCGGCATCCGCTTCTTTACGCGCGATGTTATAAATTTCATTTCCTGCCGCGACCTGTATATCCATTTCTTTTGACTTTGATTTACCTGCCATTCTTTTTCTCCTCTCTTCCTTTATAGCTTGCTAATGTTGAATTGAAGCGTATCTTCGCGAAACCCAGATACCGTATTGCGCTCCGGTAATTATCCAGAAAACATTTATCAAAATAGGTTAGTTCTCTGCCTATTATTGCTTCTATTTGTTCTGCGGTTTCTTGATCGTAATGAGGGCTTTTGCGAGACATCGCATCTACAACTTCCTGTGTTTTATCGCCAAAATGTTCTTCAAAAACGCGCATCACTTTTGCAACCACATTATTCAAGTAGTGCATTATGATTCGTCCTCCAATGATTTCAGGTCTTTGTCGATGCCGTCACGTTCGCCTTCCAGCATCGACTTCTTCCGCGCCCAAATGAGCGCCAGCCCCATGCCCAACAGATAGGCATCGCCGATCTTGCGCACCCAACCCAATTCTTCCATCGTTCCCATCTGCCGGAAACAACTGTCCACGCTCAATCCGGTCGCGCGCGCCACATCTGTTACGCTGACCGGCTCTTTGGCCGCGCCGACATAACCCATAATCGCGTGCGCCGCCACCAGCACCTCAATTTTTCTGCAACTCTTCGCTATCATAAAACCTCCTCATTATTTCGATTCAATCTCTTTTAAAAACACTAACCGCTTGCGCTTCTCCGTCTGTTTGCGGTTAATTTCTTCTTCAATGCGCTGGATCTCCGCCCGCAGCGCTTCCGGCCCCGGAAGAACAAACACACCAACCAGTTTACCCAACATCATTAATGGTTCGCTGCACCCTGTCGCCTCACAAAAGGCTGGCAAAAAAATAGCTGGAAAGCGGTGATCCTCTTTAGACTCCGCAGTCCAGCTATCCAGCATGGCTTTGGTAATTTCCTGCCCGGTAAGTTCTGACATTCGCGCCGCAACCTGCCACCGTGACAGTGGGCAATTTTTCAGCGCCTGGCTGATGAGCTCACGAAATTGGCGATCAATATCAAAGCTGCCCGCCGGTCGTGTGGTCTGGTTTTCTTCCTGATAATTTTTCAGGATATCGAAAAGGGAAGGTTGATTAATGTCTATTCTTTGTTTAAATTTAGCCATTGCAAACCTCATATTTTTAGGTATAATCAAAGCTCGTTTGAAAATTAAAAAAGGAGATGGCTATGATTGATGAAAAAGTTTTTTCACATACTGTAACCATTGCGACAACTTTTGTGCAAAACGGCGATATCCGGATTCAAAATAAGATAAAAGTCGGCAGCGCCCCGTTTGATGAGATTGAAGAACTTGTGCTTGTTTTATATTCTGTTCTTTTGAATGCACGGAAGCAGATAGAAACTTCTCGAGACGTATAGAGAAATAGACATACGTTGCGCCGAGGCCGCTTTGGTGGCCCCTTGGAAAATAATGTCGCGTGCCAGGCTCAATGGAATATTTTAGAGCAATTTCGGCGAGAAATTGTAAAGGAATACCATCGGCGTCTTCAAATGATTCACCCCGGTGGTCTGATAAAAATTTTTCATAATCTGATATGGTGTTTATTGTCATGATAATCTCCTCCTTTATTTATGCGGCTTTACTGGGCCACAGTTCTTCAACGGATTTGCCGATTTTCGCGGCTAGTGTCTGCTTGATCTCCGCGATCTTTTTTCCGTTCCGCGCGACACCCTTTCTGTGTCCACGGATAACTTGGGATACGAGTGCATCGGATGCGCCGACAGTCCGGGCAACGTCCTGCTGCTCGATCTCGCGGAGGATCAGCAATGATTTGATGTAGCGGCCTCTTTTTTTGTCGTCTTGTGTTAAGTGTTTTGCTTTCATGATGTATATCTAAATCTAAATTTAGATTATGTCAAGAATTATTTTACTATTAATCTATTAAGAGGTTTATTATTGTGATTAAAGCGCGTATATCATTAATATTAAAAAATCTTTTACAGGAATTGGGTGAAACCCAGGGAGGGTTAGCTAATAGAATTGGTGTTACACAAAGCAATTTACAGGGGTATTTAAAAGGGAAAAATGTTCCTGGTATTGATGTGATTCTAAGGATAGCTGAGTTAGCGGGAATTACAACCGATCAGCTTTTAAAAGAGAATAATCCCAAAATGAACGTAAGTATAAATCATAGTAATAATGTTACTATCGCAGGCCGAGATGTTTATCAAAACACTACCGTGAAAAGGGTAAATCATTACATCCCTGGCCCCGAAGATATTTCAGGAGATCAAGCGAATAGATTAAAGGATTATGTAAATAAAATTGTCGAATTGGAAGTAACGGTAAAACGAAAACCAAAAACATACGGTGCTGTCTGGAATGCATTAAATAGGAAAATGGGCGTTACTTATTATAGGGAAATAAAAGCAGACCAATTAAGAGACGCAGAAATTTATCTACAGCAATGGGCCGGTAGATTAAAGAGGGGTCTTAAACGAACAGATGAAGATATATATAGAAAGGAACGGCAAAAGGCAATCTTTGCCGCAGCTAGAAATCAATTGGGGTGGACAAAGGATGCGCTTGACGGATATATTTATGAGTGTTATAAAAAAGAATCAATCAGGGATTTAACAAAAAATGAATTGGAACAACTTTATAATAGAATTTTTGCTAAAAAGAAAAATTTATAAAGAGGTGTATTATGAAAAAAATTACATTATTGTCTTTGATATTCTTTTTTTGTTTATCATTTATAGTTTATGCGGAGAATTATGACGATGAA